TTGCAAAAAACATTTCCGATATTTGATTATTCTTTTATGCCATTCGGCATTGTAAACATAATGAAACCCAACATATCTTCCTGCAATAACGCTGCCCAGGTTAAGCAGCTTATTGATAATTATTTCGAAAACATAAAAGGTGAATATCACCTTGAACACAAACCCGCAAAAAACAATAAAGATAATGCAGAAACTATTGAACACAAAGTTTGGGACCGGGATCCCGAACCCGCAACCTTATCGGCACTGGCACTTGCTCTCGGCTTCAACAGCCGCCAGGAGTTTCACGATTATGTGCATCATGGCCGTTTTTCAAAAGCTGTTAAACAAGGGATTCTACGCGTAGAGGCATATTACGAAGCTCATTTACATCAAAACACAACGGGTGCCATGTTCGCATTAAAAAGCATGGGGTGGAGCGAAAAGCCTGATTCACCACCTGCTAATACAAACGCAGATAATACTTTAAAAGTACAGATAGTTGACTCCGGCCCTACTCCTGCCGGCAGCGAAAAAGATGTAAAGCTATAATACTAAAGCCAATTGCAACTTAGCCATTGGATCAAAGACCAGCAATTATGACCAATGAAGAAATAAATACAGAAATTGAATTTAAAGAACCGGAAGGTTTCCACTGCTCTGTCCTGTTCAAACAAAATTATCTCTCAGCCGCCCATGTGGTAATCAATCAGGGGGGCACCAGCAGCGGTAAAACATTTGCCATTGAACAGGTGCTATTTTGCCTTGCCTGCGAAAACCCTAAACAGGTAATCACTATTGTTGGACAGGACATCCCTAACCTTAAAGCTGGCGCTTTGCGCGATGCGATTAACATATATAGTTCTTCACTAATATTACAGGCCAAAATAAAAAGCTATAATAAAAGCGACCGTATTTTTGAGTTTGTTAATGGCAGTTTGATCGAGTTTAAGAGTTACGATAACAGCCAGGACGCAAAATCAGGCAAACGCGATTATCTGTTCATCAATGAAGCAAATGGCCTCACATGGGATGTATATACCGAACTGGCACTACGTACTAAAAAGCGCATTTTTATTGATTACAACCCCAATACAGGCTTTTGGGTACATGAGCATTTAATTGGCAAACCAGGAGTACAGCTCATTGTATCCGACCATAGGCACAACCCATTTTTAGGGACAGAAGTGCGTGATAAAATAGAAGCGCTAAAAACCGTCGATATTGAACTTTGGAAGGTATATGCCCGCGGCTTAACAGGCAAAATAACCGGACTTATATTTGACAACTGGCACATCTGCGAATCAATTCCTGCCGATGCCCGCTTGATAGCCCTTGGCCTGGATTTTGGTTTCACCAACGATGAAACCGGATGTATTGAAGTATATCAGCAAAATGGCGAACTGTGGGTAAATGAACTGCTTTATGAAACCGGCTTAACAAACACTGATATATCTGCAAAATTGAAAGCAACAGGGGTAAACATTAATAATGAGATCATTGCCGATAGTGCCGAGCCTAAATCAATAGAAGAGTTAAAACGGCTTGGATGGCGTGTTACAGCCGCAAAAAAAGGTGCTGATAGTGTTAAAAACTCTATTGATATCCTTAAACGATACAAAATAAACGTAACCCGCAACAGTGTAAACCTCCGTAACGAGCTTAGCCGTTACAAATGGCGCGTAGATGCAACAGGCAAAACCATTAATGAGCCGGTTGATTCATGGAACCACCTGATAGATCCGCTAAGATATATCGCCCTTAATAAATTAAAAATAAATAGCGCAGGCAAACTTCAGTCGCGTCTGCCACACTTGTCAGGCAGCCGGCAAATCAACGCATTACACGGACTGATTTAACACCCGTCATTAAAACAATACAGGCTTATAATTATGACAGAACGAATATTAAAAACCACCGGTGGTAAGCTGCGCATTCAGATGCCAACCCAATTAAATGAGGTTACCCTTGGCCAAATGATGGATTTACAAGCCCGACCCGATATAACGGATATTGAAGCCATCAGTATACTCTCCGGCATCCCGGTAAATGAACTTCACAACATCAAAAACTATGATGACCTGCATCAGTTTGGAGAGACAGTACTTTCACTATCGTACCAGATCAAATACCTGTATAACAGTAATGAGATCCCCAAAGAAGTAGTTTTTACAATGTTGGGCACCAATGGAGCGCCGCTTCAAAAAACAAAAGTGAAAGTAATACAAAACCTATCGGTTGAACCCGCAGGCGCTTTTATGGCTGCCCGCCATATTATAGCCGAAGAAATAAACGCCCACATAAAAACCCATGGAGAAGACGACTGGCAGGAGCATTTTAATCCTTCGTTAAATGCCTGCTGCCAGGTATTGGCACAATATTTTTATTGCCGGGCAACAGGTAAAAAATATAGCGAATATGAGGTTGAAAGCTTTATTGATGAAGTTAAAAAACTACGGGTAACGGAGGCACTGCCCATCTCGAAACATTTTTTTACCTGTTATCCCAACTTATCGATACCGAAAACAAACTTTTGGCGTCGGTTCCTACCGCGCTTGAAAAAAGGGCAGGCATCCAATCATTCGAAAAATTCAAGTACATCAACACGGTAAACTCCTTAGCGGGCGGCGATATTACCAAATGGCACCTGATTATGGACATGCCATATGAGCGGGTGCTTACGAAGCTGCTGCTCAACAAAACTGAAGCAGAGTATCAAAAACGATATAGCGAGCTATCTCAATCCTCAACTTAACGCCTAATCCCTGCAAGGCACCAAACACTTAACCAGCCCCAATCAGGGATCGGGGTTTTAATTTTATGCGTAACCAAATAGAAGCTATAGTACAAACACTTAATGGTAACCCAACATTTGCCTATGGCACCCAGGCTGAATTAAACACTCTGGCAGACGACATCACCTTTCCCTGCGTGTTCCTTTATCCGCTTCAATCTATCGAAGTAAGTGCGCAGGTTAATGGTTCTGTAGATAATACTTTCTCCATCTACATGGAGTTTTTATTCAAAACAGATTTTGGGCAATTCACCGCCGAAAATGAGCCCCACATATCACAGGCATTACAAATGGCTAATCAGTTTATGGTGAAAGCATCCAAATATCGCGAAGGGGAAGGCAGGTATTTCAGAATCAAAGCGGGGCAAAAAGCTAAATGCGTACCTGTTTATAATAAGTTTGATGTTAACACCACCGGCGTAGGTTTAACCATAACGCTGTCAACCATGTATTTTGACCTTATTTAAATCTGCACATTTAACCCAACATTTAAACAATGAATATAATAGCCCAAATTAATGAAATCATTACCTCGACAACTTATCCCGATCAAAATGGCGGGCAAATTGACCAGGGTGATGTATTCATCAGCATTATTGATGCAGATACCAAACAACCTACTAATGGTAACAACTGCGAAGTTACGTATCAGCGAAACGAAAACGGAGGATCGGCTAACTACACAGTCGTTGTAGCCGGGCAGTCATTCCCACTTTACTCGGGCATTATCAGAGACTATGAGTACAGCCCTCAGGGAGATATGATCCGGAGCGATTATGTATCGTTCACCCTAATTTCTGTAAAAGCCGGAGATAGTCCCTCCACTAATCCCTCTGTATGTGACCTAAAAATAAACTATATAGATATTAACAAGATTGAGTCGGCTCCGGGAGCTGCCGATGCTCAAATTACAGTCAATGCAAGCTCAAGTTTTGCATCTATATTATACAGTATTGATCTGGGCGTAAACTGGCAAAGCTCTCCTGTTTTTTCAAACCTGAGCGGCGGATTAAAACACATACTGGTAAAAGACAGTAATCCCTTAGGCTGTACCGATACAGCGGAGATCAGCATTTTAACATCTACAAACCTGTTAACCGGCGATCCTTCAGTTACGCTGCCCGATGGGTATGTTTCACGATGGAATGCGGCATTTAACCCCATTGTGTTTACCTATCAACGAAAAGATTTCACAATTAAAAGCATAACAGCTGATAGCGGACAAGGACACGCTATCATCAGTGTCAATGCCAACTTCAATGATCCCAATACAGGTTTGCCAAAAGTGAAGGAAGGTGATAAAGTTTATTTGAATACACCTGGATATAAAGGAGTTTATACTATCGAAAAAGTTAGTGGTATCAATAATATTGTGATCAACACGCCTTTTGTAAGTAGTGATACAACCGGTTTTATCAATATAAACAGCATGTACCCCTATTATGAACTGCATACACGTATTACTTATACCGATCCGTTTACCAATACCCTATCCACTATCAAATCAGTAAACCGGCCGGATAATTCAGGGGTGATAAAAGCCGATCTGTCAAACTTTTTACAAAGTTTGTTGCGCCCTGCAGATAATAATAACTACAACCAGGTTGATCATGCGGATACCAATCTTTGTACCAGTTTTATGATTGACTATGCCAGGCATTATGATGATGGATCAAGCGAAGGGTTTACAAGCAATTTTAGTCAAATACCACATCCATATTATGCAGTTTATGCAGCCAAACAACTTGGGGATAAATATGGAGGCAACCTCGCTGCTTATGTTCCCACTATTAACTCACCTGCGCAGTGGATAACCGATTTCAAAGAACCGGCATACTCTGCAGGGTATCCATTTGATATAGGATATCTCTTTACTGATGAAATGACAAACCTTCAGCCTTATTGCCAGCTTACCTTGCTCGATATTAACCGGAATCCATTACCCGGCGGTTCTGAACCCGACTACCTGCAAAATGAAGATGATTCATGGCTCCTGAATGAAGACGGCAGTAAATTTAGCATTGGAAACCAAACATCATTTGTGATTCCTTTAGCCGGACCTGCCGGTCTTCACCGGCTTATGGTTAGTGCCAGTTTACCGCCAGAGGCTTATTATTTTAATATCCAGATCAGGTATGATGATGAAAATGGTTCGCATTCATTAACTAAAGTACAAACTGTAAGGATAGATGACGCGGTTGACGACAGTTCAGTATACTTGAGATGGATTGGGCTCGGTGGCGCCTGGAACTACTATCGTTTCGTGTTTAACCAGGAAATAAGTCTTGACGTTCAAAATGCGGTTATCATCAAAAACTTTGTACAAAACTGGCAAACCCAGGAAGGAATTGAAGAAGTGATCAGTAAAAGTGCAGGGCAAAAAATGAAAGTAATAGCCGAAGATCTTTCTGTAAATGACATCCGTGGACTGCAGTCCATAAAATATTCGCCCAAAGTTCAGCTGCTGGTAAATAAAAACCCCATTAAGTGGCAAACTGTAGTTATAAATACAGCAACATATAGCGAATATGAAACGCGAAACGGTCAGGCGCCTTTTAGCGTTACGTTCAATATGCCATCAATAAACATCCAAACACAATAAAAGCTGCGGTTACCTTTTAAAAAGCACATTATCAATTCCCCGGTAATGATCGCCATTATACACAACTGCACTTTCATAAGTAACTTCAAGCGTATTTTCGGTAAGCTGAATTATGGTGTAAGTGCCTTCATAAAAAGCAGGCGTATTTTGGGTTATCATCAAAGTTTTTCCGTTTAATGTATAGTTGTATTTAATTAGTGCAGTTTCGCCCGCAGGTGTTAGGTTTGAGGTATAGCCTGAGCCATCAGCATTAAATATTTCAAAATCTGTAGCTGTATAATTTGACCGGGATGTATCCCGTACCAGTATATCATTCTTATAACTACGGGTGTGATATTTTTTAAGATACCACTTACCTACTATAGTAATTTCAGGATTGGCAGCATTGCTATCCTTTTTACATGATGCCAGACAGCATGCCAACACAGCAACTACAAAAAAATATCTCATATGCATATGTGCTGTTTTAGGGTTACTGCCAGGGCTCCGGAAGCAATAGCTAAACTTAATAAATTATTGATAATAAACCAATTGTTTAATAGCTCCCTTTAAACAGCACTCAATACTATCATTTATTAATTTCATGAATCAGATACAACTTTATATTAATGACCAACTGGTCGACCTGACTGACGACAGTCCAATAGCGCTCACCTTCCAGATCAACAACCTGGCCGAAGTTAAAAACCAGCAGGGAAACACCAGCAACCAGTTTAAGATACCACTGACACAGCGTAACCGGCAAATCCTGGGCTTTCCGGATGATATTGCTTTTACCAATGCATTCCCTTATGATAATTACCAGGCAAAAATCATACAAGATGGCCTTGAGATCATTCCTTACGGGCTGGCCGTGCTCAACAGCATTGAACAGGATATGGCCAACATTACCATATTAAGCGGCAACGTTGATTTTTTTGACGCTATTGACGGTAAAATTTACGACATGGGCGATAGCACAAGCCAGTGGAGCAATTTTGGCAAAACCTTACTTTGGCAACCATATAACCATAAATGGAATGTTGAAAACGTAGTTGCATCGCAGGCTAATACAAGCGGTTGGATCTGGCCTGTAGTTGATTATGGCTTTATCGGTGAGGTTGATTTTACCGAACCGATAAATGTGCGTAATCAACGCCCCGGATTTTTCATTAAAACAGCTATCGACCTGATGATAAAATCGGCCGGGTATAAAGCTAAAGGATCACTGCTTAACAATCCATTGTATCCATTGCTCATTTGCCAGTTTGCTAACGATAGCTTTGAGCACGGTACCGATTTACAAAATGCTGTTGATGGCTTAGGCCAATCAGCGTCATTATCATACACATCTACATCAGATATTTTGTTAGATGGCGACCTGTTAGGGTTGAACGATAAAAAACCAACTGATAAAACAGGCCCCATTGGTTTCCAGGAATATCATGCAACTCAAACCATCCACGGTACAGCCAGTCTAATTGTTGATCTAACAATGGCAGGCATAGCAGGTACCGGCAACGACGGTTATTTTGAGCTTTCCATTTATTATCGGGATGTTCATGGTGTAGAAAGCGAACAAGAAAAAATTACGTTAAATTTCGATCAAAAATCAACCCCGCCAGGGGCACGTGATCGTTTTGAAGAATTTAAAAACATCAAGATAACGCATGATTTTGAACTCGTAAAAGGCGAATCATTATTTATATCATACCACCTGCACCGCTATAACACCCGTGTAATTATAAAAAAGGGAGCAAAATTCCAATTCGTTGCAGATCAAAAGCCGGTGCTTTATGGTCAGGAAATACAATGTGAACGCATTTTTCCAGATATCAGCCAAAAGGACCTGCTTAAAGACACATTGCAGCGTTTTGGCATTGTTTGCCAAACAGACAACAGTACTAAAGCAATATCATTTAATTCTTTTGCTGATATAGTTGCCAATATCCCTATCTCCAAAAACTGGACAAGCAAATGCATTGATCAGGGCAAAACCATCTCCTTTCAATTGGGAGGCTATGCACAAACCAATTACATGAAGTATAAGGAAGATGACAATATTACACCAAAAGATTTTGCCAATGCCCAAATTACAGTAGCCGACAAGACACTCCCTGCCACTGCTGATCTTTTTGAAAGCCAGTTTGCGCCAACGTTTAACCGCGCCTACATTGGCGGAACTATAGCACAAATAAAAAAAGCAGACACGACAAGTGGTGATGATAGCTTCAGCATTAGTACATCGCCACGGATCTTGGTTGATCAAAAAATTGACCTTCGCAATTATGGCGATAATACAAGCATAAAGTTTACTGACGGCGATGCTACAAATGACATTGCCGTTAACGATATTATATCAGTACCCTATTTTTATAAACCGGATGGCAACTATAATCTCTGCTTTAAGGATATGCCCGGTAAAAACGGCTTACAACCAGGGTTAAAAACGAACCATTATCCCCAGCTCGAAAAAATACTAACTCAAACCAAAAAGGTAGTACGTTATTTTTTACTAACTCCACGCGACATACTGGAACTCGACCTCCTTATTCCCGTTTATCTGGAGCAGGATAGCTGTTACTATTATATCAACAAAATTGATAGCTGGCGTAAAGGGCAACCCACAAAGGTTGAATTGGTGAAGTTGGGATGATAACTATTAATTGTTAAATACCATTTGTACGATATTATATAAATAGTATATTTACCAAAAAAGTTAGCATTTTATTATACTATAAATCAATAAACCTACAACATGAAATTATCACGATTAGTTCCCGTTTTATTTTGCCTTGCTGCTTGTAGTGATAGTACACAACAGGGAGACCAATTGAAAAATATGCCGGCCCCGGAGCTGGCCCTCATTAAAAGAGTTGAAATTGCCGACTCCGTTGAATTAGTTAACGATAACCCAATCAAAAAAGGTGAAGCCCTTAAATACCATAAAGCAGCAATTTTAAAATTTGTACAAGATACCTTACAGGGAAATGTAAAACAATGGTTAGCGGTTATAGAAACTATAAAAACGAGGACGCTTGTAAATGATGATCTTGATATCAACGTAAGATTATTGATTCCGAGGAATAATTATTTAGACGAAAAAGTTCCTGAATTTAATACAATAATATTTGATGCTCAAATCGATAGCGAAGACTCAGTAAAAAATGCCTTGAAAGAAATGAAAGACGGAGACAGAGTAATAGTTTCAGGAACATTTGTAAGGGATGTCGTAAACAATATTGATTTTGATAATTTCATTGATCTACAAGAAGGCTTTAGCAGCCCTGCGTTTAAATTTAATATTCAAAGCATAACCAAGCGGCCATGATTTAAGCAGTTAAGAAAAACTGCTGGTTAAATGATTAGCGTACCTAATTATAGGATATTACCTCATAAATAGTAAATGGTTATGAGCACACTTAAGGTTAATTCATGCTGTTTGTTTGCTCATTCCTGGTTTACTTCTTCGGCCATATATAAACGTCAAATAAGTCGTAACTTGAGATAGCAAATTTTCCAAAATCGGCAAACTTGATGTTTTACCGACACAACACGTATGCCATATAGCATTACATACATAACAATATAAGTCACAAATAATTGGCTTACAAGCGAAAACAACACTAACATCATTCAAACAAAAATCCTCTTTCCATCCTGCAAAACGCCTACCCCACAGTAGCTCTATTAAACATCTTCTATTCTCATTCCTATTTCCAACAATGACCAACCAAATAAAACAACTTATATTATATGCCAGATGATAAAAAAATAACCATCGATGTTAAGGTTAACAGCGATGGACAAAGGCAACTCGACTTATATACAAAAGCTTTTGTCAACTTACGCAATTCTATTGCTGACATGTCAAAGCCTTTGAACAACTTAAGTTCAGACCTTCCTAAACTAACCGATGCCATTGACAAATTAAATACGCAAAATCTCAAACTGGCTGATTCAGGTGACAAAGTTGCTAACAAGATCCCTGATGTGGTTAGCGCATTCCTTAACTGGAAAGACGTACTGGACTTAATTAAAAAGGGCTCAGAACTGGCAGAAGGGGCATTCACTCTTTTGGAGGGCGCATTAACAGGAGGTTTGGCTATCCTGGCCGTTTATGGCCCGGAAATAATTAACTGGGCAATGGCTCTTTTTAAAGGAAAAGAAGCTATAGATGATGCCACGCTTAGTTTAAACAATCTTAATAAGGGATTAGCATCAACTGACTATTCACATGCTATTGAAAATGTTGATATGCTTCGCATCAAAGTGGGCCTTGCAAAGAAGGGAATGATTGACAAATCGGAAGTTGTAAAAGAATACAATAACACTATCGGTCAAGCCATTGGGCAGGTTAAAAGCCTTGATGAGGTTGAAACCATATTAAAAAACAATTCCGCAGATTACATTAAATCAATGATGTACAAGGCGGCAGCGATGGCTGCTGTTAAAGAAGCCGCCGAAAACCAGGTTTTGGCTGCAAAAGAAAGGGCAAAATCGGACAAAGAAAGCAGCAGCTATTCGGATAGTGGATTAGCCAACTCAAATGATCCCGAAATAAAAAAGATTTATCAAGATCATGCAAAAAAAAACAGAGAAGACGCAGCAAAACCTTTTGAAGATAAAGCCAATGCTTTGTTGGCAAATGCCACAAAATTTGAGACATTATGGGCAGACATCGAAAAAAACACCCCAATAAACAGAATAAAGAAACAAATTGAAGACCTAAAAAAACTGACTGATGCAGGTGTCATAGGTTCAAAAACGTTTATCAGTATACAAAATTTGCAAAAGCAGCTTGATCAGTTAAATGGTATTGAGACAGATTCGGATAGTAATAAAAACTCATCTAATTACGGTACATCTGTTAAAATACATATAAGCGAAGAAGAGCACGCCAAACGGAAAAAAAAGATAGCATCTTCAAGAAGTACTGCGATACTTCAAGCTAAAGCAATTGACTTTGCCAAGCAAGTTGAGCTTGATAAACAAAATTATGATACCGAGCTTAATCTTTTAAACGAACAACTCAATAAAAAACTGATCAGTCAGGACGATTACAACAAAAAAGCCGAACAACTTCAACAAAAATTTCATCTTGGTATAGGCAATAAGATCCAGTTTTTCAACAAAAATGATTTTGCTGAAGCGCAAAAGCAAATGCAAGCCATGATTGATGCCCAACAGCATGAGGATACCATGGCAAAGGATCAGAAAAAGGTTGATAAAGCACTATTACCTGGCCAAAAATTAGATGCCGAGAAACAGCTTATTAATGATAAGTATACCTATGAGATAGGCCTCGCCGCTGGTAACGCCGAAAAAATCAAAGCGCTGGAAGATCAAAAGCAAAAGGATATTACAGCCTTAACTCAGCAATACGAGCAACAACGCAGAGAGTTCGCCTTGCAAAGCGCGCAACAAGTGGCCGACAAAGCTTTTTCTATCATTCAAAATAACATTAAAACTCAAAGCGATGCCCAAATAAGAGGATTAGAAAAGGACAAAGCAGCCGAATTGAGTAATAAAAACCTGACAAACACCCAGAAAAAAGCAATTGAGGATAAATATCAAAAAAAGGAAGCCGCCGAAAAAGTTAAAGCTTTTAAAGCAGAACAGAAAGCATCTATACTTCAAGCTGTTATAAACGGGGCGTTGGCGGTAACCAAGGCTACCTCACAAACTGGTATACTGGCTCCTTTTGTAATACCGGGAATAATTGCTTCTACGGCTATTCAGGTTGCCACTATCGTGGCTCAAAAACCACCGCAATATGCTAAAGGTGGTCTGCATTATCAGTCGGACGGCCGCGGTGCGTTGTTGCCGGGCTATAGCCGTACGGATAATACAAACGCCTACCTCCGCTCGGGCGAAGCCATTGTAGTATCCGAAGCCATGCGCAATCCGTGGGCCCGTAACCTGGTAAGTGCTATAAATGTGGCGCATGGCGGCCGCGACTTTTCGATACCCAATCCCGGCCGTGGTTATGCCGTAGGCGGTATATTTACTGACGGTGGCAATGCTAACCGATATTACAACCAACCGGTTAATGATGTGAAAGATCTGGCCAATACGCTGGCCTATCAAATGATCAATAACTTCCCTCCTGTTTATGTAGATGTTAAGGACATTAACAATCAACAAAATATACTTGCCCAAACCATTAACCGTGTAAATCTTTAATAAGACTATGCCATTCATCACACCAAACATACCTCTAACCTCTAACCTCTAACCTCTAACCTCTAACCTCTAACCTCTAACCTCTAACCTCTAACCTCTAACCTCTAACCTCTAACCTCTAACCTCTAACCTCTATGGATATTCAAATTGCTAATACACTTTTTGATGAAGGCATTTTCTCAGCCATGTATAAAGCCGGGTTCATCACTACTAAAGTATTTACGTATCGTGAAATTTATTTATGGGTAAATGCCCAACAACAAACGCGTGGTATTTCTAAAAACCAGGCGGTACTTGAGGCCGAAATCAAGTTTAATAAAGACGAACGTACCATCTGGCGGGCACTCAATTGTTTTTCTGAGAAAGCGGCTTAAATTCTTCCACTGACAAAACACTGTCACCAAGCTAAAAGAAATTTGTGCCGACATTTGTTATGTCAATCAGCTAAACAAAAAATAGCCGAAGCCCAGAATCAGCCAAAGCAAATTCGGATTCATTCAACAAATTCGGGTTCAGACAACCACTGACAAAACACTGTCACCATCAAAACAAACAATAACCACGACCTTTGATATATGCCAACCGGCACTATAAGACACTAAAAAACGTCTGCTATTCGAGGCCAACTAACAACCTCAGTCCTTCTTCCAGACTTTCTGACTTCCCGACTTTCGGACAAAAACAACTTAATATGAGCTACAAAATTTATTTATACGACACCGAAACCGACTGCATAGGTTCAGGCAACTTATCATCAGCATACATGCAAACCCAACTTGCGGTAGCAGCGGGCGATGATGTTGAAGTACACATCAGTTCGGTAGGCGGCAGCGCATTTGATGCCATTGCCATTTATGATCTCCTTAAAAAATATCCCGGCAAAGTTACTACCTATATCGATGCGCTGGCCGCCTCGGCTGCATCAGTTGTTGCAATGGGTGGACACGAGGTAGTGATGAGCAAATACGCGCTTCTCATGATCCACAAACCTATGGTTGGCACCGGCGGCAATGCAGATGAGCTTTTAAAAGATGTGCAGATGCTAGATGTAGTTCAGGAGCGGCTGGCGCAGATCTACATAGACAAATCTGGTTTGGACGGAGTTACTGTAAACAGCTTGATCAACTCAGTAACCTGGATGACCGCAGATCAGGCACTTGATCTCGGTTTTATCGACCAAATCGAAGATTACAGTACAAAGATCACCAACAGCGCACTTATTAAAAACTATACAAGCGCAGCTCCCGCAGTTTACCAACGATGCATAAACAAAATCTTAAACATAAATAACAACAGCATGAACATCGAAAACAAAGAACTCATTGAGAAAACGACATCAGTATTAGACAAGATCATGAACTTTTTTAAAAAGGTTGTCAACAAGCAAACCATTACCGATAAGGGAACGCTCCATCACGCAGGGCAAATTGAAGAGGGTGCCGAAGTTTACCAGGATGAAGACATGACTACACCTGCCATAAGTGATACTTACACCTGCGCCGATGGCAAACAACTGGATATTAAACAAGGAATGATCCAAAGCGTAACACCTGCCGATCCTGAAAAAGCACCGGAGCCAGAAAACGAAGACGAGGATCTGCCGGAAAGCAAATTTAAATCAGCTAAAAAAATCAACGATGTGCAAAATCGCATGCAGCAGTTAAAAGCCCGCTTGCACGCACAAAACGCGTTGCTAACAGAAGCCCGTACAGCGCTTGAAGAAGCTAATAACAGTCTGCAAAAAACACGTACTGAGGTAAAAAACGAAATCAAATCAACCTTTATCCCCGAAAGTTCAAAGCGCAGCAATAAAGCCCATTCAGAGCCCGCTCCGTTTTTTTCCCCACAAACCGAAATTGCGAAAAACGCAGTAAAAAAAGCAATAGCTTCCTAAATCGACTATTACATTACCTAAACCTTATCATATCTAATTAACCCATTCTCACTATCCCTATACGTTTAAAACAATCAAAAGCTCCTCCTTTAGGGGGCTGGGGGGCTAAATTTTATGGCTCAATTTACATTTACAAACAACACCTACGCCGGCGAAGCGCTGGCAGGATTTATGGCAAGCACATTATTGGAAGCCGATTCAGTGAAACGTGGCCTGCTCACAGTAATTAACGACGTAAAAGCCCGCAAGGTAATTCTTGATGTTGACGATGACGTTATTTTGCAAAACCCATCGGGCATCTTTACCGATCAGGGTACAACCGCCCACCAAACCGAAAGCTATCTTGACCCTGTGGTTTATGAATTTATGAAGCAGGAACAATGGGATAAGCTTGCTCAAAGCTGGGAAGCCCAGGCCTTAAAACCCGGTGCCTTTATGGATTACGAAGGTGTGGTTGATCTTTCGGACTTTATGGTACAACGTTATTTAACCAAAATCCAGATTGCTAACGAGCGTTTGTACTGGCTTGGTAAGACTGCAACCAAGGAAGCAGCATTCACTGCCGATTTTCCTGGCCTGCTCCCTTCTATAGCTGCCGCTTCCGGTGTTTATAAAGTCGGTTTAAGCAAACCCGCTACCTCGTTAGCAGCCACGGCAATTGATGCAAACGGCATTGTAACCGTATCTGATACTTCAACCCTTGCCGATGGTGATGTTGTTACAATTACAGGTGTTACCGGTACCAGCAAGGATACCACAAACGGCGCGCCAGGCATCTCTATCCAGGGGCAATCATACTTTATCCAAATAGCCAGTGCAACTTCATTTAAACTGGTGCGTAATTATAACGAGGTCAACAGCCGCAAACCAGCAACTTTTAGCGGTACCGCAACCGCCGCTACCGTAAACTACATTAACGTAAGCAATGTTTTACAGGTACTGGGCAGCGTTTACGCCCAACTTGACCCTGCCGACAGAATCCAGGAGGATTTTAACTTACAAATCCCATTGCATGTAGGTTATGCTTATGCCCAGGCACAAGCTAATAAAGCACTCAACGTTATCAATGCCTTTACCGATATGAAAAAGATGGACTACCTGGGTATCCCGCTTCAGATCATGAACCACTGGCAGGCGAATACCATTTTAGGTGCACGATCATCAAACCTATTCCTTGGTGTCGACCTGCTGGGTGATGCTTCCGAATTATCAACCGTTTACCTTAAGCCTTACACCAACGATAACGTGGTACGCATGAAAGCCCGTATGAAAGCCGCTGTAAATTTCAAATTTGCCAACGAGCTATTTTACCTGTCAGCATAGTGAACTGTTGATTGGGTTGATTAGGTGAATAGTTATTTGCCTCCCAACCCAATCAACTTAATCAACCATTTTAACTCAATCAACCAATAATAACACATGTCAATTTATAATAAAATAAACGCCGGTTTCAGCCTGGGCACCGATGAACCTATCACCTCAGGTATTGAGGATATGATCTACATTTTTAATGCAGATGATATTGTACTCACTTACGATACAACCAACCCACTTATTGTTAAAGGCCTTACTGCAGTAAGTAACGCTAAGGTTTACAAATTTGAGGGCACAAACAATAGCTTTAATACCATGTCTAAACTCGCCAAAACACAGGTGGGGCCACGTTATACCGAAGAGATAGATTTCAACATTGCAGGTTTATCTGTTGATATCAAAGGGCTGCTTATGGCTATGGGATACGGCCGTGTGCGAGCTATAGCCGTTAATAATTATAAATCAAGCGATTCGGCGATTGAACTTTTTGGCGCCGTAAACGGATTGATCCTAACCGATGCTGAACGTAACGCGGCCGATGAATCACTTGACGGTGGTTACAAGCTAAAACTTACCAATCCGGATAAGATGAAAGAGCCCTACCCTCCCCGTGCGGTATCTATTGCTCCAACATCAGGCACAGCTACGTACGCCAGTACCATAGCAGCGCTTGAGGCACTGGTTGCAGCATAATCATTGTGTCATGAGGTCATTAGTCATTTTTAATAATGGCTAATGACCATTAAATCATCTTTTTGATATAACCTAAAACTAATGACCAAATGACTAATGACACAATGACAAAGAAATACATTCTTAAACCTGGCCTCCATCAGTTTGCCCCGGGTTCGGCTGCTGTTCATAGTAATGAAAACCTGAGCGATAAAGAAGCAGAATGGTATTTGCAACGATATCCGCATATTGAAGCATTGTTTGCCCCCCGGCCCCCTGAAGGGGGAGTTGCAAAGCAGACCAAAGAGCAGCGCCAATCAACAGAAGATGAAATGTTAGGCAAAGGAGGTTCGGTATGAAAACCTATCTCCCGCAAATTGAACGGCGAATACTGGTGAGGCCCAACCAAACCTATGGTATTCTTAACTATGACCTGGATAACGCTTATCCGCAGCGCATGCTTGAGTTGGTAGCCGGATCGCCCACTGCAAAAGACTGCTGGAACAAACGAACAAAGTTTATTGCCGGTAATGGGTTTGAAGAAAAGGAACTTGGAAAACAAGTAATCAACTCTAAGGGCCTAACTGTAGCTAAACTGTTAAAAGCCTTGGCAACCGATAAAGCACTATTTACGGGTTTTGGAATCCATGTAAATTACAATGCCGATTTTAAGATCGTATCGGTAAGCTATGTAAAATTTGAAGATATCCGCATGGGTGATACCGACACCCCGGAAACAGCCGATAAATACGCGCTATACCCTGATTGGGGCCGCAAAACCTGGAAAAATATCATGCGCAGCAAGATCACTTTTTTGGACAGGTACAATCCTGATCCGGAGGCGATCATTGAACAGGTATGCCGGGCTGGCGGCTGGGAAAACTACAAAGGGCAATTATTTTATTTTAACCCGGAAGTTGATGATTACCCCCTGATTGAAGCAGATTCTGTATGGGAAGACTTTGAAACCGAAGCCGGGATCAAAATTTTCAATAACCGGGAAGTTACAACCGGATTTCTGCCATCAATCATGCTTTTTATGCAGTCGCGCCGCGAGGAAGCAGAAAACACCCGGCCCGATGCCAATGAATATGCAGGGATCAATATTCCATCGCAACTTGAAAAAGATCTCGGTGCATTTCAGGGAGCAAAAAGCGCGCAAAAGATCATCGTAATTGAATATGAAGATGAAAACTCTAAACCGGAGTTCAAAGCCTACCCTATTCAAAATAACGATAAACTGTTTGAAACTACCGAACGATCTGTTGAAGCAAGGATTATCAAAGGCTTTTCGGTTCCAAAAGAACTGATAAATGCCGAAAAATCATCCGGCTTAAGCAATGGCAGCGAAAAGAAGCAAGCTATTCTTGAATTTAATGATAATACCGCTGCCGACAGGCTTGATCTGTCAGAAACTTTCGCCGAAATCTTTAATCATTTTTACAGAGATATTAATCCCGGCGATAACTGGAACATTGTACCGGTAACAGCAATAGCAGCCGACGATACCCCGGGCTTCAAAGCCGGAAACGCAATCAACGAGCTTCTGCAATCGGCCATTCCTCAAAAAAGCAAAATAGCTGCTTTGGTACATGCATACGGTTTTAAACAAGCCGAGGCTGAAGCTATGTGCCCGTGATTAAGTCATAAGTCTTTAATACTACTTAAGACTATCATTCCAACTGGAATCTCAATAAACATCATTATGAACAAAATATTTTCAACTCCCCCAAAAGGGGTTAGGAGGCCATGCTATGATCTATTTAATCAATCAAACCATATTTCAACAATACGAAGATATCAACGTAAATATTAAATCCGAACGTCTCAAGGTGTTCATTAAAAAAGCTCAGGAACTCGACCTAAAACCGTTTTTAGGGTATGCTTTATACAACCAGCTGATAACCTATTGCAATGATGACGGCACCATAAAAGAAGACTCGCCGCAGGCTTATAAAGATTTGTTAAACGGCAGCGAGTATCTTGATGAGTACGGCCGCATAGTATTGTATGAAGGTATAGCACCTGCACTGGTTTATTTCACCTTTGCCCGCTTTATTGAAAACGACGCAATACATTACACAGCTACCGGGCCAGTTATTAAACAACACGACAATGGCAATGCGCTTTCATCACCCGAAATTGTAAAATTGGTACAACAACAACGTAGCATAGCCAACGCTTATGCTAATGACATCGAAAAGTTTTTAAGAGATAACCAGGCAAGCTTTCCGATTTGGCACTATAACGAAAAGAATAAAAGCAGCAGGCAATCAGGTCCACGGATCCGTGGTATCGACAAAACTGATTTCAACTATCCGGGCACTGTCAGCAATTATAATTTACCAATAACCGATTTTTTAAACTAATGGCAAACGATAAAAAAATAAGCGAGCTTCCAATAGCCGAAACAATAAGTGCGTCCGACAGATCAATCCTGATCAGCAACAATGCCGACTACCAATTTGATTTTGCCACACTGCTTCAATTCATCAATTCGGGGCTTAATGCCGGGGCTAACCTAACTTTCGGTCCGGTGCTCCCGCAAAACACAACCGGTAAAAATGGTGACGTTTTTATCAATACTTCTGCAGGCTCCTTCGCACAAAAAATAGCAGGCGTTTGGACAATTGTTTATACCATAGCTACAGGCAGTAGTACTGATACCACTGTATTATATGGGACCGCCAATCCAGGTACAGGGACCGGTAACAACGGTGATACTTTTATAAACACCTTAAGCGGAATATTTTACAAAAAAACAGGCGGCTCATGGAACCAGGTATTTTCCATGCAAACAGGCCCGCAGGGGCCACAAGGTACAAGCGGAACAAATGGCACCAATGGTACTAACGGTAAAAGCATATTAAATGGCACAACAAATCCGGCAAATAGCCTTGGTACCGATGGAGATTTTTACATCAACACCTCGTCTTATTACTTTTTTGGCCCAAAAAACGCAGGAATTTGGGGGACAGGAATTTCCCTGATAGTTTCGGGCGTACAGTTTGAAGAAACAGCCAATAAAAACGTTCCGGACGGCTACGCCGGTTTAGATAGCAGCGGAAAAATTGCATCAGCACAGCTCCCGAGCTATGTTGATGATGTAATAGAAGTTACCAATTATGCCTCATTGCCAACAAGCGGAGAGACCGGAAAAATCTATATAACCACAGATACGAACAACGAATACCGATGGAGCGGATCAGCGTACATACAAATTGTAGCATCGCCCGGCACAACTGATGCCGTACCTGAGGGTACAACCAATAAATATTTTACGTTATCGCGGGTGTTAAACGCAGTACTTACCGGCATAGGCTTCGGAAATGCCTCGGCAATATCAGCTACAGATAGTATTTTACAAGCATTAGGTAAACTTCAGGCACAAATTACCGGTTTATTTAAAATTCCCGGCGGGGGAACAAGCGGGCAAATATTAGCAAAAAATAGCAGTGCCGATGGAGACCTGCATTGGATTAACGCACCTTCCGGTAGCGGGAGCGGTGGCTCATCTGAACCATCGGGGCAAATTAAATCTTTCAGAGTTGATTATGGCGCTGTTGGTGATGGCGTGACAGATGATACTGCGGCAGTGAACGCAGCGCTGGCTGCTGAAAAGGTGATAGAAGATAGTGGTGATTTTTTTGTTACATCTATACCTATAAATAAATATGGCACAAAAATCCAGGGTAACGTAAGGATTCTAAGGAATAGTCCAAACGGCAATGCAGTTAAGCAGCAATTAAACAGTTATGCAGATACTAACCAACACGTGTTTGGGACGGAGTATTTAAGCTCGTTTCATAAAAAGTTGAAAGCAAATATGAGTGCTGCTTCCCCTACCGCTGTCAAAGTCGTATTCTCTGGGGATAGTACTACTTATGGAGCAAACGATGGTGCTGATACGGCGATTGATCAGGCACTCACTTATTTAGCTTCGAAAGACTATATACCGGCCGTAACCTTCGTAAGTAATAGTCACAGTGGAGGAACTGCACAAACTTGGTTAAACAGTTGGTTATCGGAAGACTTATCAATAACACCCGACGTATTGGTTTTACGTTGGGGTATAAATGATATGCCTTATTTAACACCCCAACAACTTGTTGACATCATCGATACTGGTCTTAACACAATTCGTAGTAATTCAAGTTTCACAAAAGATAAATTAGCAATAGTCTTATGTACAATGAATACAACAACAGATGATAACGTTGGGCATAAAGGAGAATTTTTTTTCGAGGAATATAATCGAGGTTTGCGAGAACTCGCTCGTAAATATGCGTGCTGCTTTATGGACATATACGCAATGTGGCAAGATGCAAGAAACGGACAAGATTATTTTACCCCTAATGATTTAAGCAGGCCCAATGAATTACTTCACCCTGGACGATCATTAAAAATATTGATTGCATGCAAGACTTATGATATTCTATTTCCTGAATATTTTAGAGGAGGTAGCATAGTCGACTTAGGCGCATCTGGTCGACTTGCTTCGACATCGCCTAATGCCTACAGGGCAGGCATTACGTATGAATATGTAGATTCGGCAAATGGCTACCCGACAAGTGGATTTTGCACAACTCAAAAAATGATAGGCGGTGGTTTTACCTTATACAGGCAAGAGATAACGATTTTCTCTGGAAGCAATAACGCTAATAGAGTTTACGTTCGCGTAGGTTGGGGAGCGGGTGCAGGGTCATGGCAAGACTGGTACATTTTAGAGCCACTAAAAACCCAGGTCGCCTATTTCGGCAGCAACGATGGCTCTATATCAATAGATAAAGTTTGGTCTACATATCCTGAAGGAATTTCGCTCGATATTGTCACAACATCTGGGGGATGGCCTGTAAATGGGTTACTTACTACTCGCAAGTACAATGGCTATATCAATCAAACATTAATCGATGCAGGTGGTACACGGGAATTTGTTCGTGGTTATTACGCAGCATTGGGTACATTTAAGGAAGTTACAATAACATAAAAAAAGTATAAATTTCCAAAAAGGTTAGATAAGTCTGATTGTAGAAAGTATCGGATAATGAGGCTTCATTGACTCAAGAGGACAATATCAACAAGAAGATCATATAACAGCACAATCTACTTCAACAACATTATGCTTCTCCCAATCATTCATCAAAACCTACATCATGACAACATTCGAACATAGAGAGATCAGGGGTATCACTATCAAAAATATGATAGTAACCATAACCAGCACCATAAGTATTGTTGTTTCTGTAATGACAGGATACTTCCAACTGAAAGGTGATATTAAAGATATTCGCTCTTCGCAGGAAACACAAAGCAGGGTCAACGAGATCAGGTTAAAAGTCCTTGAAGGGCAAGTCAATGTGCTGCAACAGGAAGTTCAGGGATTAAAAGAGGGAAAAAAGTCTTAA